GACGGCGACCAGGTGCAGATGCGCAACGCTGCGGGGACCATCGTCCAAATCCATACGGACAATTTCATCCGCAGCCTTTCCGAAGGCCTGATGCCCGCGACGGCCGACGAAGTGCGGACCTACGACCTGCGCAAGCGCGAGTCGGGGATCGCTGCGACAGCTAGGACACTGGGCGAGAATATCGCCGTCGGTGCCGCCGACGTCGCCACGGCGGGCTACCGAGCCGCCGATGCCGTGACGCGCGAGGCGATGGTTGCCGCCGTCCAGCCGTTTTCGGCCGAGCTCTCACAGGAGATTGCCGATGTGCCGCCGCCGCCGTGGGCGCTGCCGACCGGTCGTGAAGCTGCGGCGGCAACGATCGAGGCACTGGGCGGCAATCGAGCAGCGTATGAGCAGGAGGCCAGGGAGGCTGCTCAGGCGAGCCCGACAGCTGCCGGAGTCGGGCAGGTCGTGGGCGGCGTGCTCGCGTCTGGCGGCCTGGTAGGCCCTGCCGGTGGGGTTGCTGCGCGCGTCGGGGTCGAGGCTGGGGTAGGCGCCGGGTTCGGGATCCAGGCGGTGGGCGAGGACGCATTTATTCGGAACGAAAAGCTGAGCAGCCAAAAGGCGCTAGCCGCGATGGGCCTTGGCGCCATTCTGGGCGGCGGAGTGGCCTTCGGGATTGCTGGCTCGTCGCGCCTATTCCGGCGATCCGGCAGTCGCGGGGCGACTCCGTTTGACTCGCCTCGCGCTGGTAGCGGTGGAGCTTACCGGTCAGCGGCCAAGGCGGACGAATACGAGGCGCTCGTATCTCAGGCCGCCGGCGCGCCGCCAGCGCCTGGCGTTGCCGCCAAACTCCGGGATGCTGTCGAGGGCCTACAGAGCGCGGCGACAGGCGCCAAGCGAGAGACCTTGCAGCGGTATGGCGCGCTGAGGTGGGACAGTACGGCCCTATCGGGGCGCGAGATGTGGCGCAACCGGGATCAGATCCTGGAAGGCGCTACACGCGATCTGGCTGGCAATATCGATAGCCTCGCCAGGAACAGTCGAGACGTATTTGATGACGTCGTGGACGTGCGACTGAAACGGAGCAACATCTCGGGCAAGCTCACCGGCGACCGGGCGGTGATGCTCGACGCCGCGCGGCGTGAGACTGGGCGACTCCGCGCGGAGCTGCAGGCAATCGCGCTCGACGCCGAGCAGTACGGCAACGCGCGGCTGGTCAAAAATACGAGAAAGCTGGTCAACGACTTAGCTCGTGAGACGCGCGCCACCGACGACGCCGCGCAGGCGTTCATCGCGCTGGATCGCACAAAGCGTGCGCTGCAGCGCGAGCGCGTGGCTCTTGGCCGCTCTGCTGCTCGTCAGCCAGACGCCCTGCTCTCGCAGCAGGCGCGTGCGCTCGGAGACCGGCTCGAAGAGCTCCAGGCAGGCACGCGCGCGACGCTGACGGATGAGTCAGTCTGGGGTGCCGCGGCTGTAGATCAGCGCACCATTAATGCCGCTTGGGAAGAGTGGTTCGAGTCCAAGAGGCTATTCGACGGGCACTTTCTCGCGCGCACCGGAGAGACGTTCGACGGGCGCCCGATCATGGCTGCCGACCCGAACAAGGTAAACGGATTCGTGCGCAAGCTGGGGCGGCAGGAGTCAGCGCTGGTCGACGAGCATTTCCGACACCACGTAATGGCCACGAACAAACTCAGCGAGGCCATCAGCGAGGCATTTGACCTCCAACAGAAGAAGGCCGCGGTGGACGCGGTGCGCTCAAGCGCTGAAGAAATCACCAGGACGCTGGCTAAGGCCGACGAAACCGTGAAGGTCGCCAACCAGATTGACGCCGTCATCAGCTCGGAGGGCAGCGCCGGATTGCCGTCGGCGCTCCTGGGTGGGGCCCTTGGCGGCCCGCTCGGCGCGCTTGCCGGAGCGGCGTACGGAATCGCGACCCGGCCGGGCTCGCTCATCAAGAGCATGGCTGCACTTGAGTCGCTCGGCGCAAACGTGGACGGCCGCATCCTCAAGAGCATCCGACGGGCAATTTCCGCCGTCCCCGACCTGCCGAGCGGGGCGGCACCGAAGCGGCTGCCAGTCAAGCGCGCGGCCGTGTCGGCGACACTGCGCGAGCTCACCGAAGACGACAGCGACCGGCATGACACCTACCGCCGCCGTGTGACCGATCTCGCTGAGATTACTACCAGCCCCGGCTTGGCCTCGCAGCGGCTTCGGGAGGCGACGTCGTCTCTCGCGGCCGATGCGCCAAAGATGGCCGGGCTCATCGGCATCCAGGCGCTACGTGGTGCGCAGTTCCTCCAGACAAAGGTCCCCGCCGCCGTCGTGCATGCGAATGGATTCGGCCAACGTTTCGACGAGACGGAGGCGAGCGACGAGGAAATCAGCCGCTTCAACCTCTACTGGCACGCCGTCAACAACCCGCTGTCGGTACTCGACGACATGGAAAACGGGATGCTGATGGAGGAGCAGGTGGAGGCGTTGCAAGCCGTCTACCCGGACATGCTCCAGGACATCCGCCGGCGCGCGCTCATCGAGCTGTCCGACAAGAAGGACCCGCTCCCGTATGACATGCGGGCACAGCTCGACCTGCTACTTGACTTTGGCGGAGCCGGAGAACCCAGCTACGCGCCAGCATTTATCGACCGGTGGTCGCAGCTAGCGGAGATGTCCCAGCCCGATGAGCCACCGCCACCGAGACGTGGTGGCGGCGGCGGGACAAAGCTCGCCGAAAAGATGCAGACGCAATCGGCCTCAATCGAGGCCCGTTCGTGAGGTGACGAGATGCAAGAAAAGCAGGCAGCGAAGGTAAACGGACCGCGCGCAAACGTCGCGGCAGCAGTGGGCGGACACACGCTCAAGGTCCTCGCGGTGACGGCATCGAGCGCGGTGCACGACATACTCGGAACGGAGGCGTCGCCGGGCAAGCTCCGCAAGGCGGACGGGCGCATCGTCAAGATGATCTCGAGCGTCGACACCTATTACGTGTGGAGCGACGACGGGTCCGGGACGGTCGACGAAACCGCAAGCGAAACGACCACACCAACCCAGCAGTGCTACTTCATGTCCGCCAATACGGAGGTGCACGAGTACTGCCAGGGGCGGTATTTGATCGTCAAAGGCAGCACCGGACTACTCCGGATGGCGCTTGCTAGCCCATGATCACTAGGCGCCCAGTTCCGGGACGCAATCGCCGCGCGGTCACAGGCGCCGGCGGAGGCGGCGGAGCGCCATTCCATCCCGTCGACATCGGCGGCTGGACGGAGTTCTGGGACGCGAGCTCGGCGGCGAACACGCTGACGCTATCGGGAAGCGACGTCATTTCGTGGGAGGGCTCGACCGGGACGCACGATTGGACCGATAACGGCAACTCTGCGCAGCGTCCAGACGCGGCGAGCACGATAAATGGCGTGCGCGTCGTAAACTTCGACGGCGCTGCGGAGTGGCTGCTTTGCTCGACGATTGATCGCGACTCTCCCGGTACGACGCCCACGTATTACTGGGGCGTCTTTCTGATCGATGCTGCCTCCAACTTCGACACGCTAGTAGGTGGGCTGGGGGGGGCCAGCCGGATCACCGTTGGCTGCGCAAACACGAGCGGCGATCTCAGTCAGTACAATACGACGCAGGCCAACACCAATACGGCGACCACGATCGGCACGCAGTTTCGGCTATACGTCGGTTTCACCAACACGACCGGCGACTTTGTGCAGGTCGACGACACGGCGGTCACGGGCTCCGGGTCCGGCAACGTCGATGCGGACGCGGGCTTGTGGTTTGGCTCGCGCGGCGGCGCAGCCAGCACGTTCTTCGCCGGAAAGTGTGCGTGCTTCGGGGTGCGCGACGCAGCGCTGACGGCCGGCGAAGAGGCGGACCTCAAGGCGTGGGCGATCGCAACCCTCGGGACAGCGTGAGGCACTGATGTTCTCTCGTCGACACCCACGGACGAATCGGCGCGGGATTGGTGCGCCGTCTGGCGCGTCCTCCCCGATCGCACTCGGCGCCTCAGTCTGGGAGGACGGCATCTACCTCGACGTCCCGATGCTCGAGCTATCCGACGGCACGGTGCTCTCATCCGCCATCACGCCGCAGGTCGGCAGCGTCGACCTAATCCCCGTCAACTCGCCAGAGATTGACGAAGTGGGTATTGGTGGGCGGTCTGCGATATGGCTGCCGCAGTCGTCCCTGGCGCACCTCACCGCGCATGCACTGTCGTCCTTGGTGTCAGGTGACGATAAGCCGCTGACGGTGATCGCGCGTACCAAACGAGACTATCCCACTGGGCAGCGGTCGGTCTTTGGCTTCGGCAATTCCGCGCAGAGCGCGAACGACTTTCTATACGGCGCCTTTCCAGCAGGGGCTGGCAACTCGCCGACCTTCGTCAAGGATGCGGTCGCGGAAACGCAAAAGGCGATCACGCGCACAGGATCGCTGGACTATACCGATCACGTCGTAGCGTTCGTCACCAACGGCACAACCGGATGGATTTATCTCGACGGCGCGGAGGTGGCGACCGATGACCTTGATACGCTAGGGATTACGCCCAACCGCTTCGTGGTCGGCGGGCGCCATACAACCGCCGTCCTCGAGCACATGGGCGGATGGATATCGCACTTCGCCATGACCGGCCAAGCGCTGTCGCCAACACAGATACAGACCGTTACCACCGCATGGCGCGCTGGCGATCTCGGGTACCCCGGGCAGGGCACGGCGATTCAGTTTTTCGGCGACTCGATCACGCAAGGCGACAGCGACAACGATCCAGCGATCAACAACGCCACGCGAGGCGGCTTTCGTTACAACCTCTTTGAGTGGGCGCGCGCGAATCGTCTGCGGCTAAACATGGTCGGACACCGCACGCAGGGGATCTTTGCCGATCCGGAGCACAGCTCAATTGGAGGCGCAACAACCGGACTGATCCGGGATTACGTGGACACGTACGTGCCGCAGTATGACCCGCGTGCCGTCTTCGTGCTTGCCGGCACCAACGACTCGGATGCGATTGAGGGGGAGTCGATGACTCTCGCTGCGTGGCGGGTGATTTACGAAGACCTGTTGGACAAGGCCAGGACGCATCTAGACGCAGTGCCGGGTCAGTCAGACGGGCGTATCATCGTAGCCACGATCACCCCGATTGAAACAGGCACGGCGGGCGCGACGGCGATCGGCGACATGAACACCGAGCTAGTGGACATTTGGGACGACCACGACGCAGCGAATTCGACCAAGCCGGCGCTCATTCGTTGCGATTTCCACACCGCGATTGGTGCATGGCACGCCAACAACTTCAAGGACGCCGTCCACCCAAATCACACCGGATACTCGCTGCTTGGTGACGAGTTGATCGCGCAGGCTGGGAGCTACCTGGAGAGCATTGCGACATGAGCAGCATCGTTCACATCGTCTTCGTCGCCGCAGCACTAACAGCGTGCGCCGCACCAACTCCGCCCGGCTGCGACGAGGCCGACCTCGGCCGCATGATGACCGCCGAGCAGGGAGAGCTTGCGTTAGCGTGCGCTGGACACGGCGTCGACTGTCCCGATCGTGAATCGATCCACGCGAAATGGAAGCTGCGGCGCGAGGACTGGTTCCTCCGATGTGATCCAGGAGCCATGCAATGAGAGCGCCCACACACGCGCAGCTGGCCGAGGTGACCTCGCTGTTACTCGCGCTGTTGGCGGCAACGAACGGCGGCCAGGCCGTGCCGCTGATTCGCGATCTGCTCGCGCATCTGAACAAGCTGCCGGGCGCGCTGCCGGTGCTCGTGCGCGCGCTCGAGCTGATGGCAAAATCCAAAGACAAGCTCGACGCCGGCAACTGGAAGCGTGCGTTCATGGTTGCGGTGGCCGACTTCACGGCGCGACGTCTTGCCGACGAATGGCTGAGGCTCGTGCCTGTGCGGTTCGCTGGACGACGACCGGCCGGGTTGTCGGCGCGTGACTGGGACCTGCTGCGGGAGAGGGCGCACGGGTAATGCGACTGCTCGATCTGCTGGTGTTCATCTGTACTGTCACCGGTGCAGCGGCGTGGCTATTCCTAGGAATTGCCGCGTTCGCCGGTGCATGGGACTGGCTCAGGAAGAGGTAACCAATGTCACTCGTTGCAATGATTCTCCTTTCGGTGTGCTCGATCATTCTTGGCGCGATCGGTCCCAAGCCAACCGGCTGGGTCGTGACGGCGCTCGCTACGCTGGCCTTGATCCTGATCGTGCTCGGCGGTTTCTCTGTCCAGATCGGGAAGTGATACGGAGTCGTGACCGAGCTCGACCCAGGCTACCGCGTGGCTCTCGTAGCGCACGAGTTCCTCGACCCTGGTCCGGTCGGCGACCTCTACCGCGGCGACGAGTACGAGCGCTTTCTTGACGATGCGTTCGGCAACGGTGCGCAGCTGCGAAAGGTGCGCACGAGCTGCGCCGTCTTCGCGGCCGCGAGTCTGATCCATGCGGGCGTGCAGGGTCCGCGTAAGTGGCCTGCGCGGCCCGCGATCACGACGTGGTTAGGCGTGCGTGGGTTTGTCGAGGACGACCCGGACACGGATCTGATCGAGGGCGCATGGATCCCTGAGGGCGAGGCTACCCCTCAGGCGGGGGACGTCTTTTACATCTGCTCGACCGCCGGGCGCATGTCGCTCGGAGGTGGACAATTCTACACGTGGACGCGCTGGCAGGACGCCGCGAACGGCCACGTCGGCATTCTGATCGACGGCGCTGGCGCCATGTGGACTACAGGCGAAGGCGGCGGAAGTCCAGGCGGCACCATCTGCAGGCGCAGCGAAGGACACAAGAACATCTACGAGATGAGCCGAACGCTGCGCGGCTTTTGGCGACCGTCACTCATGGAGCCACGGACGTGAGCGAGTACGACACCGACATCCCGCCGGACACCAATCCGCACCCCGACCCGCCTCCGTACGAGGAGGAGACCGGCGAAGATTTGGCCGCACGCTTCGCGCGCATCGCGGGCAACATGGTGCGCGACTCGATTAGTCCGGTGCGCACTGAGACGGCAGAGCTTCGCTCAGAGCTGCGTGCGTTGGTGGCGCTGGCGCAAAAGATATTCGACGAGTTCCACGCGCTCAAGTTCGAGCTGGGCAAGCGAGTTGACGCGGTCGAACGGCGATTGACCGCAGCAGAGCTGGAGATCCTGGCGATTAAAGATCGGCTGGGAGGCTGACGTGCACGTGCCTTGGGAAGCTGTCGTGGCCGTAGCTAGCGCGGGGGTTGGAGTGATCGGCACTGGGATCAAATGGGTATTTGATCGTTTCGATCGGCACCAGAAGGAATTCATTGCGGCCCTGAAAGACATCCAGGACCGCGAGGAAGTGCGACGCAAGCAGCACCTTGACGACACGCGCACCTATGCCGAGTCACTGCGCGATCTGGCAGCACAGGTACGAGCCGATTCGCGCCGTCCACCACCGGGGTCACGATGACTATTCGCGGCGTAGATGTGTCCTCACATCAGCAAGCCAGCGCGATCAACTGGCAAGCACTGGCTGAGACGCACCAGTTTTTGATCGCTCGTGGAACGTACGGCACGCGGCCCGACTCGCAGTGCGCGGCGCACGTGGAGTGTGCGCGAGCGGCTGGTCTCGTGACGGGTCTTTATCATTTTTTTCGGCCGGGCCAGCCTGTCGCAGATCAGCTAACCGCATTCACTGCAGTGGCCGATACCCTGAGTGTCGACTCGTCGTGGATAGTGCCAGCGCTCGACCTCGAAGCTAACGAGCGATACGACGGACCGTTCAGCGCGGAGCGGTACTCGGAGCCGTGCTGGACGATCGCGGAGTTTCTCCAGCAGCGATACGGCGGATGTCTGATCTACATCAATCCGAGCGACTGGCGTACGCTAGGACGGCCGGGCTGGGTGTTGAGTCATCACGTGTGGCTCGCGCAATGGGGAGTGCGTGAGACCACCCCGGATCTGCCGTGGGCTATTTGGCAGCACAGCGTCGCAGCACTGCCCGGCGTGTATGCCAGTCCGATCGATCAAAATGTAGCGCGTGCACCGCTACCGCTCGTTACCACCCCGGAGGTCGTGCCGGATGAGGACTGGGAGGTCGACACCCAGGTCACCCGGGCCGCCCTGACGGCGAGCGCACAGCAGCTGCGTGACGCAATGGCTGAGGTGCGGGAGCTCGAGCTGCCGCGGGACCGAGCGGCCGAGATGACCGACCGAGACAAAGACGTGAGGGAGCGAGACGATGATTGACGCACTAGCAATCGCACTGACCGCCGTGGCGACGTCGCTGCCGGCGCCGGCAGTACCTGACGGCAGCCCGCTCTACGAGGCGCCACAGGCCCGCCAGGAGCGGCTGGCAGTGGTCGCGGTCGCAGTGGCGGCAGTGGCTACCAGGGCGCGCTGTGAGCCGCCGTGGGACGGGTCTGGGTGTCGCCCGCTGTGGCCCGGCTCGAGTGTCGAGCTCGCGTCCGTGCTGCTCGCGCTGGGCCATTTGGAGTCGGGATACGCCTGGCACGTCCATGCCGGTAGATGCCGGACAGCCATCGGGGAATGTGACGCCGGCCGGGCCCGGTCTCCGTGGCAGGTCCAGCGCACGCTGCACACTGCGTGGGCGTGGGACGAGATCGAGGGCACCGGCTCGTGGAGCACGTTCGCGGCGGCGTGGAGTGCTGCTCGCGTGGCCGCCGCTGGGAGACGATACTGCGCATGGTCCGCTCCTAGCGAGCCGTGGCTGGAGGCGACCGTCAGTGCGTACGCGACTGGTGGACGGTGCAGGTATCCGCGGGCCCAGGCGCGGGCGAGGTTTGTGGTCTCGATCGAGGGACGGATCCGAGCTGCGCTCTCCGACTGACGGCCTACCCCCGGCGAACGCCGCTGCGACTGCGCCCTTTCGCCGCCCGGTCCGCCACGCGCCTCAGCCACTGAGTCAGCGTCAGATCCTCCGCCTGCGCGGCAGCTTGCCAGCGGCGGAGCTGCTCGGGCTCGGCGTTCAGGTGCAAGCGTCCGGTGTCGGGGTTGACGGGGCGGGCCATTAGCGGGGCTCTCCCTCGACCGTCACATAGACCCACGCTAGCTCGCGGTCGTCGTGATCTGGCGCCCACGAAGCCTCCACGCCGCGCGAACTCAGCGCCGCACACAGTCGCAGCGCCAGGTAACGCGGGAGCGCGGTGTCCAGTGCTCCGTAGCCGTCCAGGTGGACAGTGTCCAGCGCCAAGCTGGCCAGCTCGGCGTGCAGGATGTGGCGCGCGATCACGACGCCACCGCGCTGTCCGGCGTCCAGCCCACAGGCATCTCCTCGACGTCCGTGTGCCCGGCGCACCAGTGGGAGTATGCGTCGCTACTGATCTGCTCGTCGTCGCTGTCCAGGTAGTCACATAGTTCGGCAAGCTCGGCTGCGGGGCACACGTACCAGCGGCTGGTTTCGTCCGCGTAGTAGGCCCAGGTGCCGTCCCCCAGGTCCGTGGCGTCGATGTGCTTGGCGGCTCGCTCGGTCTTTGCTGTCGTCGTTGTCATGATCCCAATATAGCCCATACAATGGGCCTTGTCTAGCCTTCGACTGTCGATTCCTGTACGATTTTCCCGACGGGGCTAACCGTGCGAATCCGTTGGGTTTGCGGCTCCGCCACCGCGAATCTCGGCGGCGCGCTCGCGGAGTCGCCGCGCGAACGAGCCGCATCACATGAATTCTCCGCATTCGCCGCACTGGGCGGAGCCGGCGGAGCCGCCACCAAAACCGAAGACGTGCCCGCCACCTGCGCACCGGTTCTCCGTGGCACGTTCCCAGCGCAGCTTTATCTGCTGCGGGTGAGTATCCACTCGGGGCCGACCGTCGCGCGACCACGAGCCGCCACCGGCCTCGCCGACGAGTCGCCAGCCCGCAGCGCGCAACGACGCCCCTCCCTCTTCGGGTAGCGTGTAGGTGACGAGCCGTCGGTATCCCATGGCTCGCGCCGCCCGCCAGCAGGCGGAGTATAGCAACGAGCAGGCGTTCCGCGTACCGTCTGAGCACAAGCGCGTGACCTCTGCGGTGTAGTCGTCGTCTAGCATTCGGGAAACGGGCCGCCCAACGATGGCGACGGCGACGATGGTGTCGCCTGCCGCGGCGCCTATAGCGAACAGGCCGCCCTGCGGCGCTCGATGGTGCCGGTGATTCTGCGTCACGTAGGCGCGCGCCTCTCGCAAAGTCATCGGCACCACGCACAGCGCTCTAGTCTGTTGCAAGCTCTCACTCCCCATCGCTCACTCCTCCCCCGCAGCGCGGATCTCTTGTTCCAACTGCTCAATGCACCCACGCATGACGCCGACGATTGCTTGCTGCGCTGCCGCGCGGATCTCGATGTGCGGACCTGGCGGCGTCGGCAGCGCGGCTACTTCGGCGGCCATATACCGCAGCCGCTTGACGACGTCGAGGCGGGCTTCCGTGAGTCCCTCGCGGTCCAGCTGCACGTTTCCGCATTCGGCACAATCGGAGCACCACTTGCACATGTCACCAATGTAGTAGCTAGCGCTTCGCAGTGTTTCGCAATCGGTGTCAGTCATCGTCGGTTTCCTCCCGCGTCTCGTGGTACTTGCCGCCGCACTGGTCCGGCGTGTGCTCGCTGTCGTCGTTGCATGCGCCGCACGGGCACATCGTGTCTGCCGCTCAGCCATTCCACACGGCTCCGCAGCGCCAGCAGCGGTAGGGAACTAGCCACCATTCAGCCATCGTCGGCTTCCTCGCCTTCGTCGATCTCCACAGGCTGCTGACACGCGCAGAGCTTTCGGCCGCCGTACGGGCAGCCACAGTCACCGCAGCAATACACGAGGCCGGCGCCAAAGCAGTCCCCGCAGACCTCCAGCGGCTCACTCATCGCGCTCACCGTGCTCGCGCTCGATCTGGTCCACCGTGCACCACTGGCAGCGGCACCCGGGCCGGCATTTTTCGGGCTGCTCGAGGGCGGTCGTGGCGAGGGCGTCGTACGCTGTTTTCCAGTCGCGCGCCGAAACGCCCCTGCCGTACCTCTCGCGCCGGAATGCTTCCGCGAACGGTCGCAACGCAGCTTCGAGCGCGGCAATGCGGGTGTGGGCGGCGTCGCGCTCATCAAACGCTTGAGCCACCGTTTCCCTCAAGAGGCAGCTAGGAGGCGCGAGCAGGACACCCGGCGCAATCTCGTCACCGTGCTTCATCAATCACCCGTCCCACAAGCTGGAGCATCTGCACTCGCACGTCGCCCGCGTGCCGCTCGCCACAGTGCTCGATTTCGGCAATGTCGAGATGGGCGGCGTCGCCGTCGCCGTCGCCGTAGCCGTAGCCGTAGCCGTCGCCGTCGCCGGAGCCGGAGCGCTGCCGCTGCAACCACGTGCGCCATTCCTCAGGCGCTGCCGCGAGGGTCTCAGCCGTGGCTGGGCGCTTGCGGGCCCAGTCCACAGCGTCAACGCACGCGCCCAGCAGGATCAGGATCCAGGCGCACCCTAGGCGACTCACCACCACGGCTCATTATCCCAGGTCTTGGATGCCTCGGCGGTCGCGTCGACCACGGCAGTGACGTTCCGCAGCACGATGCGATCGACTGCCGGCGACACGCGGGCGCCGCTACTGACGCCTCGCGCTGCCACGCCGAGCACGCCGTGGCAATCTGCTGGCCAGTGGACGATCATGCGCGCGTGTGTGAGCTCGATCGTCTCGGTATCGGATGGGTCGGTCGTATTCCCGACGAATACTCCGCGGTGTGCGGTGGTTACTAGGACGGGGCGCTTAGTTTGATTTTTCACTTGGTCTCTCCTGTGCGTCGCTCCACGACAATCGGTGTCGGCATCTTCGGCGGCTCCTCTTGCAGCCACTGAGGCATCTCCGGCTCCGGCTCGCTCTCCCCGTTCTGTTTCTCCTCGTCCATTGCGGCGAGGAGACGTGCGGCGGCAGGCGACAGCGACGCCAGCGCGGCGCAGGCGGTAGCGCTCGGCCAGGTTTTCGGCGGCCCGCTGCTCGGCCTGCAGGAGTCGCTTGAGCTTTGCAGCGTGGCGGGCGACTTCGCGGAGGGTTGATTCGAGGTCAGAAATCGAATGAGTCATCCCCGTTTGCCTCTCGCTGCTGTCGCCGTGCAAGCATCTTTCCCTTCAGGCGTTGTTCGAGTGACGCGGTCGCACCAGCGTCGAGCTTCTCCTTGACCACCGCGCCGCCGGTACGGTTCACCCAGCGCACACGATGCCGCGTGCCGCGCTCGTCGGTCTCGTGCTCGATGACGAGCATGCTCTCGATGGTCCCGATGCCGACTGGATGCGCGAGGCTTTCGCCGTCCCATCCGGTGTTCTCCAGAGCCTCGAGTGTCTTGTCCTCCGTCTTGGGTGAAAAGTACCCCCAATATGTGATCTCGCGCCCCTCGTAGTTCGGCGGTGCAAGGATGCGAAACGTGATTGCGATCTGTTCCTTGCCGGTGCTCGTCCTTCCGAGCACGGCATCAACGGCTTGTGCGAGATAGCGGCCGGGGGGGATAAGGTTGTCGGTGTTCATGCTGCGTGCTCCCTTGTCGTCTGAATCTTGCTGATAATCTTGTCGCGCAGTCGCGCGAGCTTGTGCGGGTTGCCGGAGTCACGCTGCAAGGCGCTGCGTGCAGCCTCCTGCGAGTCCTCTGGTAGCTGCTCGATGAGCGCCGCCGTCTCTGCTTCGAGCTCCGCTGCTGCCGCGGGAATTCCCCGCCGCGCTGCTGCGTCGAATTCCGCCCAATCAAGCGGCAGCTCCTCCGGCAATCCGTATCGGTTCTTCGCGTGCCGCGCCGGATGCGGCTGGGTGTATACGACACGCGAGCCGTCGCCAATCGCCTTGTTTTTGTCGTTGTCGGACTTGTTGAGAAATACTCGGTAGTTCGCGAAGAGCACGGCGTTCGGCCACGCGCGGAGAAGCTGCGCTGACTTCGCGTTCATCTGCAGCTCATACACGTCGTAGCCGTCCGAGGTCGGGTCATCGAAGTGCCTAATGTGTGCGTGTGCGAGCACCAGCGTGTGCATGCCGGCGGCGTGGAGCTCCTCGAGCCGTACGAGCAGCCAGCGGATCTCCTCGCGTGCACTGTCGTAGCCCTTGCCATAGCCGAAGTCCGAGATGGCGGCCTTCCCGCCCTTCTTGCAGACGGCTTCCCAGATGAGCCCCTCGACCCAATCGGCCGTGTCGATGACGACCGACTTGTAGTCGTGCTTCTCCGTCTGCAGCGCGGTCACCGCGGCTCTGACGTCTTCCCAGCTGGAGAGTCCGGGGAATCGTGCCGTGTCGATCCGGTTCGTTCCGCGCGGCTCGCCGACGAAAATCGGGTTCGGTGCCGACGCTGCCCACGTGCTTTTTCCGACGCCTTCGGGGCCGTAGAGGACGACCGAATACGGCTCCTCCACGATCCCGCGCGTCACCGATGCGAGACTAATTGCCATTGGTTCATGCTCCTTTTGCATGGATGCTCTTATTGCGCGATAGCCGCCGCAGACGTCCCGCGCGCGGCAGTAGCAGCGATCACAGTGATCGCCGGCGCGTGGAGGCGTTTCCTCACGCAGCCAGTCGAGATGCACGCGACGCATCTCCGATGCCGTCTCCTGCAGCTGGTCTGGCGAGATGTCTGCCGCGTCAGGCGTGACCGCTCCAGTCTCCGTCACGTAGTGGTATTCGATGTGCGCGCGCTCGATGCCTGGCCACGCGGACGCAAGCACGACAGCTCCGCCACGTAGCTGCCAGCTATCGGCCGCGGAGTGGTAGCGGCGCCCCGTCTTGTGGTCGACGACGTACAGTACGGGGCCGTCTCGCCACGCAACGTCAAGCGAGCCGCATATCTCGTCCGCCTTGCCGCCGTGCTGCACATACTCCCTCTCTATATCGTGTCCGAGCACGCGCCCTCCGCGCTCCGGGTGCCACGCGACAGCAAGCTCCACGTGCGCACTTGCGGGGATGCGGTCACGGACCCTCGACCACCATGTCTCCACGTCTGGCGCATCTGTCGGCGGTGCCCGGAAGCGGATGGTTCGCGCGGCCTGCGCGTGGAATTCCGTGCCGCGCGCTGCAGCCGAGCTGCGCTTTTCTGGCGGGAGGTCCAGTGCGAAGCTGTGTAGGCAATGTACAGCTAGCTCGAGCTTGCTCAGCGTCATCGGGAGCACAGTCCCTCCAATCGCCGGTGCGCGTGCTCGAGCTGCGCGTCTGTCGGCAGTCGCGTTGCCCATCGTGCGCCGGGGTATTTCTCCAGGGCCGCGATCGAGGCGGCTAGCGCGTCCTGCAGATCGCGCGACTTGGCCACGATTCGGATCATGACGGCACCTCGCTATCCCGCAGCGCGCGCTCGGTCGAGTAGTGCGGCTCCAGAGCAGCGTCGCCCGTAAGCGCTACCCGTGCGTCGCGTGCCGCGCTCGTAACGTCTGGCGCCCATGCGATCGTCTGCGAGCAGCCCGGCGTCGGACACTCGCCGATTTCCAGATCTAGATCGGGCCACGGCCGCACGTTGCGCAGCTCGGTGACGTAGCGGCGGCAATGGCCGCACCAATGGTAATGGCTAGTACGCACGGGGGACCTCCGTAGTTCGCTCGAGCGCGCGCAACAGTCGCTCGATGGCCTCTTGGTGCGCGGTCACCTCGGCGGTCAGGTCGACCTGGTCGAGGCGGCGGCCGTACTGTCGGCGCCGTACCGCGGACTGGTAGCGCGTCCACTCAGACCGCAGCCACGCGACCAGTGCGCCCTGGCAGACGCCGGTCAGATCGTGCGGGACCGGGACCGGAGGACTCACAGCGTCACCGCCAGTCGCACGGCGTCGACCAGAGCCAGGTGCCTGCCGAGGCACCGCCCGCAAATCAGCCACGGCTCGCCTCCGTGCGTCTCGCCCCACCGGTGCTCCGCGCCGTCCGCTCCACAGTCGGCACAGCCCTCAGGCTCCGGCTCATCCGAGCAGTCGTGCGGCTCGCTCGCGTGGTAGAGTTCGTCGCAGTCGGGGCAGGATTGCCAGTGGTAGTTCCAGTCGTCGGGGACGTTGGACCAGGTCATTGTCCGCTCCTCATTCGGAGGTATCGCTGCGCTACCGCCGTCGCTCGCCGATGCCGGCCGCACGGCGCGCCGAGGTCGCAGCCGTCGTCGGTGCACGGGCGGCCCATCAGCCGCATACCGATCGCGACGAACGCAGCGCCCTCCGTGTACTTGCCGTGCGCGATAGCCCAGGATTCGCCGGTGAGACGCGGGTCGCTCCACGGGTCGAGATTGGCTGCGGTCGGGCTGGTCGGCGTCATATGAGGTCAGTATAATAATACTGATGGCTTTGGCAATAGAAAAAGCGCTGGCCAACGGCGAGCGCTTTATCAGTGGGGTTATTGCGCGGTTTTTGATGTTTTCTTCAGACGGGCCCGGCGCTCCTCGTAGTCCAGGCGCTCTTGCTCGATTGCCCACGCTCGACCGCCCCGTTTCTCCCACCACTCCAGAGCGGTGTTCACCAGCTGTCCGGGGTCTAACCCGAACAGTGGAGCAATCCTGATGGCGGTGGCCAGGCCAGCCCGCAGATGCCCATTCCTGAGCTGGGAAATGTGTCCCTGACCGATGCCGGTGCGCTTCCTCACCTCGCCCTGCGTGACGCCACGGCGCTCTTCTTCGAGCAGCCGATGTCGGATGTACCAGCCCACCGCATCCCCACGATCGTCCTTCGGCATACCGTCAGCGTCCCGATCTCGCGGTGATTTCGCAAGCGGTCTTGGTGCCGTGGCGATTTTGGTTGACCGTCTCATCAGGATTATTATGCTCATAACATGACCCCAGGCAACGGTGCGCAGAAGTTCAGCGACTGGATGGAAAAGTGGCTGTCCCAAGACAAGACGCACACGAAGAAGCTCCTCGCGGACCGGCTCCGCGTGTCCCCGGCAGCAATCCACCAATGGGCGAAGGGGTACACCACTCCGCTTTGGCCCGTGCGCGAGGATATCGAGCGCGAAACTGACGGCGTTGTAACGTGCGAGGACTGGGGGCCAACGAACGACCGTCGGAAGCCAATCGACGGAGCGGATGGTAAGTCGGCATGAGGCGTCAGGGTCTACGTGCCGTCGTGACTTCGCAAGGGACGACGGCTTGCACCCGGACAGGGAATGCCACTGTCCGAAAGTGGACAGGGGTGAAGGGGTCCTCCGCATGATCCGCCGCACCCTCCGCCGCCTAATCGACCTCGCGACGACCCTCCGTCACGCCTGGCGCGAAGGTCGCCGGTGGCGGCGTGTGCTGGCGGCAGCGGAGGGGGCGGAGGCGTGAGGGTGGGAGCCGTGAACATCCTCGAGTGCTTCGCGGAGCTGTTGAAGGCCACCGCTCCGGTGCCGCCAGGGATGCTGACTCTGAAAGAGTTCGCTGCTCGCATCGGCGTCAAGTACGGCACCGTAAAGCGCTGGGCCGGCGAAGGCATGCCCGTTTTTCGGAGGGTGAACCCTGCAGGCAACCCTCTCGTAAGAGTCGACTTTCGGGCTGCAAAGAGCTGGGTTGATGCGCGCCAGCTGAGGCCAGGCCGCGGGCCACGGGTCGCCGTCAAGCGAAGCTCGGAGGTCTACTTCGCTCATGACAAGCGCCGATCGATGATCAAGATCGGCTTCTCGTCGGATCCGGAGCGGCGAGTGCGAGAACTGCGCAGAGCCAGTGATGGCGGGCACATCGTGAAGCTCATTGGGACGATGCCCGGCGACAAGGTGACCGAGCTTCGCGTTCACGGGATGTTCTCCCATTTGCGGATTGAAACCGAGTGGTTTCGCGCGGCTCCCGAGCTGTTTGAATTCATCGAATCGTTGCGCAAGGCGGTCGCGTGACCCTTCTAACCCGCATCGAAGCCGCCGCCTTCTGCCGCGTTTCCCCGCGCGCTTTCGACGTGCACGTACGTCCAGGGTTGACCGAGCGCCGCGTTGGTAGGCGAGTGCTCTTTCTCCGCCAGGAGCTGGAGCAGTGGGCCGTCACCCCGAAGGCTGGAAACTCCGGCAGCGTGCGCCGGGCTACTCGTACACCGTCCGTTTCACACACGGTGGCCACGAGTACCACCGATCCTGCGGCACAGCAGATCACGAGCAGGCTTCGCGCGAGGCGGCGCGCATCTACGCGGACATCGTTAACCGAGAACCGGGAGTTCGACAGCGGCGCGGCAGGCGAGAGCATCGACCGCTCGAGGAGCTGTTAGGCAAATGGCTGGCCTCAGCACCGTTCGACCCCGGCACGAAGAAGACCTACGAGGTCTATGCCGGTGCGCACTGGCTCCCGCACTTCGATGCGATGCACCACGTCACGGACGGAATGTGCGCGGAGTACGTACGGGCACGGCTTCGGTCCGTGCGCGCGCAAACGGTGCGGAAGGAACTGACGGCGCTGCGGGCGTTCTTGCGCTGGTGTCAGGAGACCGGCGAACTGGAGCGCGAAGTGACGGTGCCGAGCGTGCCGAAGAAAGCGGCGGGCGTGGCCTACGAGAAGCGACGACGCTCGGCTGCGATTGCGATCACCGAAGCCGAGGCGCGGCGCATGCTGAAGCTGTTGCCGGAGTGGAGCTCCAGCCGGAAGGTGAAGCGCTTTCCGATTCGCGGGAGATTCGAGTTTGCCTACGAGACGGGGCTCCGGCCCGACACCATAGACCAGCTCAGCGTGCCGGAGCACTGGGACCTCGGCTCGAAAGTTCTGCGCGTATCGCTAGATGTAGACAAGAACGCATGGGAGCGGGAGTTGCCGTTATCTCCAAGGGCGCTGCGTGTGCTCAAGAAAGTGGCGCCGAAGAAAGGGCGCATCTTCGGGGCGCACGACTACCGGTCGCACATCCGCGCCGCGGCCGAGGGAGTGCTCGGGAAGCAGCGTGCGAAGCAATTCACCGGCGCACACTTCCGATCGGCGACGGCGACGCATCTGCTACAGGGAGGCGCAAACCTGCCCGGCGTGCAGTTCCTGCTCGGGCACAAGCGCACCACGACCACGGCGCGCTACGTTCGCCCGTCGTTCGATGCTGCTCGCGACGCGCTGAAGAAGCGCCGTTGAGTGCGACGGAGAGGGCTCGAACCTCCACGGGAATTACCCCACAGGCACCTCAAGCCTGCGCGTCTGCCAGTTCCGCCACCGTCGCTCATTCCCGGCAGCTTTCTCGGCAGACCGGGGATTCTGCAGTGTTTTTCCAGGAGTTTTCGATGATTCTGGTAGCACCTCAAGCTAGCGCGTCTGCCGAAATCATTAAGGAATCGCCAGCCGAGATTGCGCCGGGTGGTACCGAAACGTGGCAGGGCCCCTCGATTCCCGGCACGATAGCCGGCACGCGCGCATTCCGCGCGCAGTCGTGGCTGTGGTTCGTGCGAGGTGCGGCGTGAGCGACCACGCATCCCGCGTCAAGCGCGCGCGAGAACTCGATGCGGCGGCGTCGAAGGGCCCATGGGCCTGGGACCCGGATGATCCGTCCGTGCTCGTCGACGCGACGGGGACGTTCGGGATGTCCGACGCAGACGCCTACTTCATCGCCGAATCCCGCACGCTCCTGGTTGAGTTGGCGGATGACGTGGAGCGACTCGCGGCCGATAACGCGCAGTTACGCTCAGAGAACGCGCAGCTGCGAGTAGCGCTGGAGACCGACGACTCCAACTGGCTGACTGCCGCCAGGCGCGCGATCCTCGAGGCCGATCGGGGGGAGCGATGACGGAAGGCACGCTCGAGCAAGTGCTGGCCGGCGAGGCGCGGTGGAAGGTCGTGCATGGTGACTGCCTGGACGTGCTGCCGACTCTGCCGGAGCGGAGCGTGGATCATGTGATTACGGATCCGCCTTACTCGGAGCACATTCACAAGTCCGTGCGGTCGTCTGGTCGGCTCGCTCTATTGGATGTTGAGCAGTTCGAATGCAGAACGCGGCGACAGGTTGACCTTGAATTCGCCCACCTGTCTGGCGCCGTCCGTCGTGGCGTCGCGCGCGGAACTGCCAAGGCAGCGCGGCGCTGGGTGCTCACGTTCAGCGATGTTGAGTCCTGCTGGCTTTGGCGCCTGTCGTATCGCGCCGCCGGTCTGGATTACGTGAAGACGGCGGAGTGGCGCCGGCTCAATGGCGCGCCGCAGTTCACGGGCGACCGTCCCGCGCAGTCGTTCGAGGCCATCACGCTGTGCCATCCGCGTGGGCGCAAGCGCTGGAACGGCGGTGGCAAGCAGGGCGTCTACGAATACCCGATCGTGCTCTCTCGCAACGGACACCGCGGGGAGCGCGTGCATCCCACCCAGAAGCCACACGAGTTGTTTCTGGCGCTACTCGGAGACTTCACCGACCCCGACGACCTCATCCTCGATCCCTTCTGCGGCTCCGGTACCACCGGCGTCGCCGCACTTCGGCTCGGTCGGCGGTTCATCGGCATCGAGCGCGAGGAGAAGTGGGCCGAGCTGTCCCGCGAACGCCTCCGCGCCGAGCAGTCCGGCAGCACGCTTTCGGCGCGCCGCGCTGGACAAGGAGCGCTATTCGGATGACCCGCACCGAGATCACCGGCGGCGTGCCGGTACAGCGCACACTGTTCGGAGACGACCGATGATCATCGCCCACTGCCCAACGTGCAACCGCACCGACGCGCACGTGTCTGCTAGATGGGACGGGCGTCGGCAGCGCGACTGCAACCGATGTCGAGGCGTACGCGACCGTGCGCGTGCCCGCGCTAAGACACCAGCTGCACCAGAGCTCGTGCGCGTCGCACGGCCCATCTCGTGTAACGTCTGTTACGACCTGCCCAATCGGCGAGAACGCGGCCGCCCATGCGCCTGCGGGCAGTGGTGGGAGCCTGACGTGTACCAGGTCGAGGTGTCATCGCATCCCAGCGCGTTAGCTCGCGTGATGGCCAACGGAGCATTTGAGGTGTCATGACTACGGACATCCAGCGCGCGATCGATCTGTCGGAGACGCTGCATGCAGGGCGTGGGCAGAGGACGCGGCAGGCTTCGCTCTTCGGCGGTGGCACGTGACCGCCGCAGTTGCCTGGATCGTCAGCGAGCGCGACCGCAGTGAAGTCGTGTGGGCGCGTAACGCAATGGAGGCTCGTCGTCTCGGCGCCAGCGAGCTCGGGCACATGCTGGACGAGGAGTCCTACGAGTACCGCCGAGCGCCAGAGTTCGACGGTTTCACCGGCAACATCGAGGAGCTACGCCGCGCCCAACTGGCCGCCGGCTGGTGGTTCGATTGCGCGTGGTGCGACTGCGGTCGGCGCGTCTCGGAAGACGAGGGCGACGACGGGGAACCGTGCGAGCCGGTAGTGCGAGGCGACGCCGTCTACTGCAGCGAGTGGCACGCGGGCGCCGAGGTCGTTCGGCATGTCGAGCGGCGTATTCGGATCTGGGAGGCTATTGCCGCAGCCGTGGAGCGTTTTCCCGGCGCGACGATCCATTACGTGAGCGACCGCTGTCACGGCTCGCACCACACGGACGGCAAGTGGCGTGAGCTCGTTTCGATGCGCGTTCCGGGTGTCGACTGCGCCGTGGATTGGTTCACCGGTGACGAGGAGATCCGATTGCCGGTGGCGCACACGGATGCTTACCGCGAGTACAAACTGCGACGTGCTGCGGGGGAATTCGGATGACTGAGACGGACACCCAGCGCGCGATCGTGCGAGCTCTAGCTGCGATCGGGGTCGAGGCGATCCGGGTCCAGTGCGGGCTAGCGCGTGGAGCAAAGGGCGGGCGGATGGTCCTGGCTCCGCCGGGGACACCAGATTTAGTCTGCGTTTCCCCAGCGGGATGGCTCGAGGTCAAGGCCAAGGGAGGCCGTCTCTCAGAGCTCCAGGAGCGACGGCACCGCGAGATGATTCGAGCCGGCGCTCGCGTCGCTGTGGTCAGGAGCGTAGCTGGCGCACTCGAGGTCGTGAGGCGCTGGCAGGAGGAGGATCGGCGGGTGGAGAGGATGATCGCGGAGGATGTGGCGCTCAGGGAGGTTGGGATCGGATGACTGTCTGCGAACACGGTATGGCAATGGGAGAGTGTGGCTGCTTGCCGTGCCCGCACTGCATCGATCGGCCGCCCCACCAGATAATCGCGGCCTTCGTCCGGAACGTGGGCTCGATCAGCGAGGTGCGGTTTGCGCTTGGGATTGCGGAGCTAGCGGAGGATATTTTCGCCTGCCGCCCCGGCGACTTTTCGTTCTACTACCAAGGGTCTAACCTTCGCGTGCGCTCGCAGGTCTCGAGCGATCAAGGTCGCATCGACTTCGCGTTTTACGGCGACGGCTGGCTCCCACACAGACTGCTGCTCCTGGTAGAAATAGACGACCCATCTCACTGGCGCGATCAATACAAGGCTGCGGCCGATCGCGTCCGAGATCGGAATCATCTGCTGCAGCTCGACGTGCCAACCATCCGCTTCTCAAATGAGGAGGCACAGGCCATCGACTCAGCTAGAGCCGCACTCAATTACGCGGTCCGCGCTGAGGCGAAGCTGGACGCAATCGATAACGCTCGCGCCGGGTCGACAGAGGCGGTTGAACCAGAGCCCACCGATCCTGTCTCGCAGGAGGCCCCGAATTGACCTGGGTCCGCCTAGACGACAGCTTCGCGGACCACCCGAAGGTGCGGGCGCTCTCGCCGTCCGCGTTCCGTGCGCACGTCGTCGTACTCTGCTACTGCGCGCGGCACTTGACGGACGGCGCCGTGGCGGGGCCGATCCTCGCGAGTCTCGGCGTCCGCGGGAAGGACACCGCCGAGCTCGTTCGCGCCAGGCTTTGGCACGAAACGGACGGTGGCATCGTCGTCCACGACTACCTCGAATACAACCCCAGCCGGTCCGACGTAGAGGACCAGCGGCGGGCCGCTGCTGAACGTCTCGGTCGCCATCGTTCGAAGACCAAACGTAATGCCGATGCAACGCATCTGCAACGCGTTGCAAACGGTGCACACAACGCGCTTGAAACACTTCCCCCATCCCGACCCGTCCCGATCCCGTCCCCAGATCCGGATATCGCTCCCTTCGGGAGCTCGTCGAGTTGCCTCGACGCACCCGACGGTTCGGGCGAACGCCCGAGGGAGCCGGAAGGCCCGGAAAAGAGCCGCGAATCAGCGAAGCCGGACCCGTTCGCAGCCCAAGTGCGCGAGGTTTTCGAGTTCTGGAAAGCCAACACCGGGCACCCGAAAGCGCTGCTCGACCGGAAGCGCGACGCCCGGATCCGAGCCAGGCTTCGGGACAAATTCACCGTCGACGAGCTCAAACTCGCAATCAAAAACCGCATCCACGACCCGCACCTGATGGGCGAATCGAAGGGCGGAGATGGGCGGCTTTACGACGGAATCGAGACCCTGTTGCGAGACGTCGCGCAGGTCGAACGGCTACGGGACTTGAGGCCCGAAACCAAGTCGGCCAACACCCGCCACGACCAGCGCCAATGGGTCCAGGAACAACGTGCGCCGCAACCCCCGCCGCTGCCCCCCGGCGAACGGCTCGAGCTCGCACGCGGCGCCCTGGCAGTCCTGACGGCCAACGTCGGAAAGGCAATCCCGTGACCCCCGACCCCGAGGCCCAACCCCGCCCCGAGCTCTACGAGCCCCCGCGTCCGGAAGACCGGCGGCCGAATCCGCGGGGGAGAGCGACGCCGCAGGAGATTGACCGGTACCTGCGGGAGCTGCGGGAGAGGCTGGGGATTGGCGATGATCGCGAAACGTCGGCGGCAGCTGTTGCAGAATTTGCAACAACTGCGGAGCTGGCTCTCGGCGGCCAGACAGATCAGGAGCAACACTCGGGCCAGGGTGATGTCAAGTAAAATCGACAATCACGAGTCACGCGCGCGCGATTTGGGCCATCCCCTGTTCGAGCGCCCGGTGCACCGCATCGGTTACATCGTAGAGCTGATGCGGGCATTGCGCTGGGTCCGTGGCGTGACGGCGACGGAGCTGGCGGAAGCGTGGCGTCTGAGCAGGAGTGTCGTCGACGATTACGCGACCGAGGCGAGTCGTCATCTCGAGCTGCTTGGCCAGCGGGAGGTGGTGCTCGACGTCGTCCGCTCGAGCGCGCATCAATGGGTTCTAGAGGCGGGGCAGGACCGCGTCCAAGCCGCTCGGCTGTTGGTCGACACGGTGGGCGGACTGGCCCAAAAGCTCGACGTCTCAGTCCAGCCAGCCCAGCTGCCGGACGGTGCTGTTATAGCTCGCGTGCTGACCGCCATCGAACGAGCACCCGAGCACCATGCAGCATTGCTGGCCGCTGCCGACCGCATCCGCGCTAGGCGCTTGCCGGCGCATGACACCGAAGGAGAATTGGTATGAAGTACCCCGTGAAGCTCAGGAGCTACCGCACGCAGTTTGCCATTGAGACGCCAGTTGGCTTGACGGCGTCATTTGTCGCGAAGGAGTTCAACCAAGACGGCAACGTCTCGAGCATCCAGCTGCTGGAGGGCGGCGTGGTGCTGATGCGCGGCAACGACAAGGCCTGGATCGTGGACGGCCTGAACGTGGGCGAGCTCGACGAGCAGCCGGAAGCACAGAGGCCGAAGGCGCGGCCGGCGGCGTCGACCACCGGAAAGGCGGCGGCCTGATGTTGCGCCGCATCCGTCCCCGAAACGACAACGTGTTGATCAAGCTCGACAAGCCGCACGCGGACTACAAAGGCCCGCTCGAACTGCCGGAGAACTACGACGGCAAGCGAAATATCGACGGACTGTGGGCTACCGTGATCGCAGTCGGCGACGGCTGTGCGTACAAGAACAACTGCGACAAGTGTGGCAGGCCGCGCTATCCCTTCGGGATGAGTATTCGCGTGGGAGAGCGCGTGCTCGTCGACGATGGGAAGGTGGCCGGCGACAGGGTGTTCGTCGACGGCGAGGAGCATCGAATCGTGCGAGCGACCGAGCTGCTTGCGGTGATGGAGACGTGACCGAACAGCACTATGGAGCGGCGCCGTGTGATGCAGATGCTCGACGATGCCGAAGCGCTGCGGGCGGTGGAGCGCGAGGAGCGAGAGCGACAGGATGCCGAGCCCGTCGGCACTGACGCTTGACCTCTGCGAGGAGGTTCTGCGTCGGCTCGAGCCCGTCTCGGCCGACCTCGGTTATTTCGACAGGCAGCAAGAGGTCGCGAACGACCGCAGCGAGCTGAAGGCGCTGCTCTGCGGCCGGCGCGGAGGCAAGACAGAGTTCCTTGCGCGCTGGCTCTACGAGGGCCTGCTGCTCTGGCCCGGCGAAAATCACGTCTACGTCGTGCTGCGCAAGAACCAGGCGCGGCGCATCATGAAGCGCATGCTGGAGCGATTGAATCGCCAGCTCACGCTTGGGCTCACGTTCACCGAGAAGGACCAGCAGCTGTTTTGCGTGCATCCGAACGGCGGCACGATCTGGCTCACGGGGTGCGATGATGCGCTGGAGGCGGAGAAGTTCCGCGGCGACCGCTATGGGCGCGTGGTCATCGACGAGGCGGGCTCATTCGGTCAGTACCTGCAGATGCTCGTGGAGGAAAGCATCGAGCCGGCGCTCGCCGACTTGAACGGCCAGCTAATCGTGGCCGGCAGCCCCGGCCTCGTGCCGCGTGGATACTTCTGGGCAATCACTACCGGCGACGACGATTCGGAGGTGCGGCAGTGGCCGACGTACGCCTGGACCTGCCTCGACAACCCGCACATCGACGCGTCGAAATTCATCGCGACGAATGAGGCAGGGCGTCCAGTACCTGGGCCA